TTGAACCGCTTGGTTTGTTACATTTCCAGTCGCTGCTGCAACGGGATTAGAGACATTATTAGTTTCGTCTTCAGCTTTTACAGGAGCTACTGAGAGAAGACAGACAAGGAAACAGTAGTAGAATCTGTTTCTATAACTCGATCTATTTCTGTTAGCTCGATCACCTGACTGGCTGCTCGTGTCACAACCTCTAGTGAGAAGTCTGAACCAGCTGTTGTCATGTTGAAGATTGAATCTGAGTCTACTATTCCTCCAGAGGTTGCTGATGAATGGGTTATGTTGTCCCCAGACCATTTGTTTAACGCTGCTCCATAGGTTGTAGTGGTGATTTCTTCTGTTATTTCTTGAGTTGTAGTTGTAGTGCTGTTCATCGAACCCTGAGTAAAGTTGGGTTGAACTAGCTCTGCTCGTACAATGGTTGGTGTTAGCAGTAACAACGGTAAAAGCCATAACTTTTTCATGCTTTAGGTTTGTCTTTAACCATTGGACAGTTTACGGTACCTTTGTTTTTATTATTATTACCAGTGGTCAAACCAAATGTGGCTAAGGCTCCCGTAAATACACTGGCAACGAACGTGATATCTGAGTTACCTGATTTCTTAACCATAGGTATCTCGACATAATTCATTGTTATGATCAGATAAAGCCCGACCAAACCACTACTCCAAGACGCACAAAAGTTCCAAGAATCTGTATCTGTTGTTCTTGGTCTTCAGCAGCATCTTTGAGCTTGCTTAAGAGGTTTGGTTTCGGGCTTCCTTTTTCTTCTTCTGGTTTTCCTTCCATGTATCGACTTTTTTCTGTAAGAATTTTTGTACTTGTTTTTTAATCTTGTTAAAGAAAGGCGTAGCAAGGGTGGTCGTGGCTACAGCTGCTACAGCTGCATAGGTAGCCGTAGCTACCACTTCAGCAGTAGGAAGAGGCAGATCTATCTTTATAACAGGTATTCTTAAACTTGGTTGTTCCATAGTTTGAGTTTCTGTCTCTTCCGTTTCTTCAGGCACTTCTTCCATCTCCACTCCCTTAGGTGCTTCCAAATTCTGTGGGGGGATGACAATCGTTGGGAAGACTGGCATTTCCGCAGTAGGTTGCTTTAGAGGGATGCTAGGCATATCTAAAGCGTTAGTCAGTTTTATGGATGGAAGTTTCACTTACTTCATTCCAATAACTTTCCACCATATATTGCTGGTGTTACTGTTCTTCCACTGAATACCTTGAATAGTATTATTTGTTGTACCAGCTTCTCCACCTGCTCCGTTAAACAGAAAGAAATCATAATTAGCACCTGAATAAGCCATACCTTTTGCATCCCAAGTAAGCATCGCATCTTCAGAGCTTGGCCCTCGATGCCAAGCTAATGTTCCTGCTATATTTTCGCATCGGTCATTACTGTCTTCATTTATCGTAATACTGCTATTGCTGTTTGTATCTTGGGACATATGGCTTGAGTTGGTATGTCTACCATATTCGCATTGACTATGATAACCAGATCCTCCTAGCCAACTACCTCCCACTTTAAATTGAAACCCTGCATAACTTGTGTTGTTTGTAAAATGAACATAAAATTCAATTTTAATAACTTTATAGTCTGAATAAGTAGTTTGCAATCCTTCTATTATTGTTCCAGCGTCAGCAGCCGCAGATGTATTTTCTCCAGAATTTAATAACTCCCAAACTGGTGCAACAGCTACAGGCTGTTGATCATTAACAATTATTTTAGTAGCCGATACAGCTGTGCCAGCGAATACTTTAACGCTGCTATCTGCTGTTAAACCAAGCGTCCCGTCACCCTGTACATAATATTTTTGGCCTGCTGTTAAACTTGACTGACTAGAATTACCTGCACCTGAAACATCAACTGTAGCTGTTGCAGTATCCGCAACTGTGCTATTTGCTAGACCTATATAGTTTTCAGTAGTAAGGTTTGTAGCAGAGCTACTGAATTTAGCAGCAATTAGTTTTACAGCATAACTTTGACTTGTATTTAAACCTACACTAACTACTATATTATCGTCTTTTCTATAGATACTGTCTATTGCTCGAATAAGATGAGTGCTAAAGTCCTTTTCTTTAGCAGTTCCTATAGTTGGTGTACCACTTCCTGTTGCAGTTACTGGAAACCAGTAATTAGTAGGATCATTACCGTTACCGTCACGACTCACATGTACCCAGAAATGTTTTAATCTAAAATCATAAACAACGCCTATTCCACGAGTCTCTATCTCAGTACCACTTAGCGTGATATCTGTGATTGAAGATTTAGTAATAGTTGTACCGCTAACAGTCATAGCTGTACAGTGAAGGGCATTATCTGACCAGACTGCTAAGAAGTTATTATTGTCTTCGTTGTAGGCAATCTTACAGTTTCTATCAACTCCTAGCGCATAATCGTCTAGTTCAACTTCAGTTCCAAGAGTAATTGTTGTACCACTTACCGAAACTGATCTAGCTTTTAGTGCGTTACTATTATGATACGTAATTATAGCCTTACCATTTGAATCTGGTTCTGAAATATAGCAAGGACTTGAACCACTTGCACCACTACCTACTGAAACTTCACTGCCTTTGGAGAACGCATTGTTTCCAGTAATATCAGCACAAACAGCTTTATAACTACTTCCATCACTATAAACAACAAGGCATTTACCGTTACCCATTGCTCTGGCATAAGTTCGGAACAAATCACCACTTGTAAACTCAGTATGACCACTTTCAAAACTGATAGTATTATTACTATTGACAGTACCTAGTCGTAAGTATCCATTATTATTTCCTGGATACTGACGATATACCACAACCAGTCGATCATTAGAAACACCACTTATCTCTGAGGCTGGTACGATTGCCATACAAGCACATTGTGAATAATTACCAGATGAATTAACAATCGCTGATTGGGTACCACTTGTTAATACGCCATCTGCAAGCTTGGCAGGCGTTATTCTACTGTTATCCCCATTTCTATACATAAATGCATAACAACCTGCCGTAACGCTATATGCTGGTACTGGAGTAAATGCATCATCACCTGAACTGAACTCGTCATCGTCATAAGTAGGCGTACCTAAAGCTGTATAATTAAGCCCAGCTTGACTTACTGATCCATTTGTATTGACAATTACAGGCTTACCAGCAGTAATAGCTCCAGATGCTGTAGCAGTGTGCTGGGGAGATGCAGCTGGTGGGTTTGTCCAAGTTAAGCCACCTGTATTACCCGATTGAGCAGACAGAAGTTGACCGTTAGTAGGTGAGTTAGAAACTTTTAAATTAGCTTCATCTACAACATTATCCGCAATTACTGTTGCACCATCTCCAGTAGATGTTACTTCTCCTGAATGATTAGGGTGTGTATAATTATTTGCATTAGCAGTTACATAAGCTTTTACGGATTGCTGACTAGGTGCTTTAGTAGCACTATCAGTAGCCATATTATCTTCATCAAGAAGATCAGCTGTTGTTAAAGCAGTACCTAGTTTAGTGTGATCAGCATCCGTAAATGTATTAGAGTCAGTAGCAGATTCTACAGCATCTCTTATATCATTTGCAGTAACAGTTCCAGAATGACCATCTACTGTAGTTACAGTACCCGTAGGACTCACTAAATGAGTAAAGTCAGCCATAGAACCAGCTGTACCACTATTTTTAATATAAGTCTTACTTTCATCTGTTCTAATAACCACATCACCTTCTTGCGTTGTCAACCCAAGCATAGCTGATTGATTAGCAGCTGTCTGTACAGTTGTTATAGCAAGTTGGTTTTCCCATACTAAATTTCCTGGGGTACTTGCACCAGCTTTTAAATACTGATTAGCTGACGGAGCACTCGCTGGTAATGTTATAACATAATTAGTTCCAACAACAGCTGGAGAAGTTATTGTAATATGGTTTGAATCATCATCGTCATTTAAACGAAGATTGTCAGTAACAACTAAATTACCAGTAACAGTTGGGTTACTAATAGTTGGCGAAGATGTAGATGCTGCCGCAGCCCAACTAAGTTGACCTGAACCATCTGTTTTTAAGTAATAGTTAGCTGTACCATCAGCTATAGGCCAGTTAAGACCATCAAGTATAATCTTACCAGATCCATTAGGAGTAATAGGTATATTACCATTACTAGCTGAAACAATAGAATTTCCATTGACATCAATATTAGCTCCAATAGTAACTACACCTGTCCCATTAGGATCTAAGACTAAATTAGCATTAGTAGGTGTTGTTATATCTGCACTAGCTACAATCTTACCAGTACCATGAGGATCAAGTACTAAATTAGTATTAGCAAGGGTTTTAATAGTACCTGTACCAGTACCCGCAGAATATACAGTGAAATCACCACTTGTAACAGCTAAATCAGCATTAACAGCTACACTACCAGATCCAGATGGATAAGGATCTATTGTTAATGCTTGGTTAGAACCTTGATCTGTAGTTAAAGTACCATTGATAGTAATACCTTTGGTTGTTACCTTACCAGATCTTTGGTCAATAGTAAACGTTTCACCAACCTTATATTTACCAACATGGTTAGTACTTGATTGCCATACTTTACCCATGTTCCTATTGATAACTTCATTAGCTTCAATAGGTACTCCTCCATTCTCAGGAGCAGCACGATAATCGGTACCAGCACCAGTATATTCAAATGTATGACCGCCAGTACTAATATATGAGCGTTGATAGAAGTTAACAGTAGCTCCATCCGTAATAGCGTTAGTTAAACCATCGTTAACTGATGGATCACTAGTATTAGCTTTTAATATATTTACAGTCCAACCATTTGTTGCTGTCCATGAACCACCCACAGGGGTAGCAGACACTATTTCATAAGTATCAGAACCAATAGCGACTAAATAGTTGTCTCCTGGCCTTAAGTTAGCTGTACTATTATTAAATCCTGTACCAAAGTAACCAGATGTAATAGTTGTTGCATCAATATTAAACGAAGTTTGTCCAGCAGCTTTGGCACCATCTACTGTAGAAGTGAATGTTGTTGTAGCTGACTTACCATCTGCTATCAAACCATACCTACCGTAGTCAGTAGTACAGTTAGATAGGTTAAGCATACCACCGTTAAGACTCTTAGCGTGATAATGACAGAATGTTCCAAAGAATGATACTAATTGAGCGTACCCATTGTTAGTACATAGGATTCCTGGACCATCCATGTTGATTTGAGTAAACGCATCAACAACAAATGACCTTAAAGGACTTGTTGAAGAAGGTACACTACCGTCTACAAGGACACCACCAGCTGTCATACCAGAATCTCTATCTCCACCTAATCCACCAGTCTGTGTAACTGGGTCATAAGCAGCATTATTGATGTCTGTGTCAGATATTGATGTACAGTTTTGTATATATGGTGACTTCTTCAGTGAACAATTAGGTCTAAATGCAGCTATCCATCCTTGTACAGGAGGTAAACCATAGGTAGCATGAGGGTCTACGTTAGTTCTTTGTTCATTTCTG